TACATCCCCTGTATGAGTTGCGTTTGTTAATTTAGCTGAATTTAGTGCTATTTCTGAATTGATAGAATCAGCTAATTTATCTGCTGTTACGGCATTGTCTGCTAATTGAGTGGTATCTACACCGCCATCTGTAATTTGTATATCGTCAGCGTTTACTGTAATACCTGTTCCTGCGCCAACATTTAATGTAGCATCGTCGGTGTCTAACGATGAACCTGTCAATCCATCACCTGCTACAATAGATGTAATATCTCCATCAAATTCCTGTTTCCACTCAAACTGTCCTGCTGTATTATTCCAAGACAATATATATCCATTTACTGCTGCATTAGATATGTCTAATTTTGCTTCTGTAATAACTCCATCTTTAATGTTATCTGCATCAACGAAAGGTGTCTGTACTACGTTAGAACCATCTTGAGCTCCATATATTTCACGTAATCTTGTGTTAATTCTGTCTATTGCTTCACGTAGCGTGTTCCCTGTTCCATCATCTGCTGTTGCACCAATGTATGGTATATTGCCATCCGATGCTGAAGTAGGTTCGTTTAAATTTGCTGTTGCCATTTTATTTTACTTTATACTAATGATTTATCTACTGTTAATTCTGTATTGTCTACTCTATATCTAGCGTCATCTGATGTTATTGCTATAGTTTCAATTTGTCCTATAATCACTATCGATGCTAAAAAACATACAGCCGATGAAAGACTAGGTATTGATTTGGCAACGGTGTTATCCTCATCTCCAAACTCTGTAAAGCAATATATTTGACCCCAGTTAATGTTATTCGCCATATTTATACAATACTTTTTTTATTGTTTTGTTATTAGTTTTATTCAGGTATTGAGTTAATTTCTTAACGTTCTCCTGTTTTGGTTTGTATTTCTTTTTTATAACACCCATCCTTCAAAACTTGCATCTTTATCAGGATATACATCCTCGTTGTTATTTGAATTGTATTCAGGATAAGTAGAGTTATTAAAACTTAAATGGTTTATAAGTCTATCGGTGTAATATTGTGCCGTATCTCTTTCCTTTTCCATTAAGAAATCAACTTCTTCTTTTGATACGTTTTCTGCGTTTTCGCTACCGTGTTTAAATACACCTTTGTTTGAAATAGAATAAGCAGCAAATGGTAAATACTCAACCATCGCCCAATGAATTAAACAAGGCTTTATCCAGTCATTAACTAATGTTAAATAATTACCTTCTAAACTAGCATCAATTATCTTAGTTTGTATTGCTTGAAATAAATCAGTACCTAAATAGTTTTGGATATGTATATCTTGTGCTATTTTAATGTATTGAATGAATTTGTCTGTGTCTACATTTCCATTCATCGCAGTAAACTTAACTACGTCCTTTCTCGATATTAATAGTGCTTCTGCCATTTCTTATTTATTTACGAATCCTTTATTAGGCATATCTTTTGGACGTTTTGCCACTTTCGGGTCGTTTGTTTCAGGTTTAAATCCTTCTTTCTTTGCCTTATTTACAGATACCTCCGCTTTAGGGTTGTTCGCATCAGGTTTAACACCTTTTGCCATATAGGTCTTTCTCATCCAAAAATGATGACAATTACCACCGCCTTTATAAAACCAAATAGAATACCCTTTTGATTGTTCGCCTTTTTTAGCCCATCCATAATTTAATGAAACGCTATCCATCTTTTCAATATCTTCTTTGCGATATATCTTTTTAGCAGATACCATTTTTATACAAAACTCTCGACTATTTGCTCCAACTTGTAAAGGTGCATATTGGTATCTTACTTTAAAGTTAGTTCCGTCAACTTCGCCATCTTGGTTGCTTTTTGCATTAGGTCTTGCAGAACCAGTACTCGCCAATCCAATCATTTTATCTAACGCCTCTTCTTGGTCATAGTCAACCGGTCTTTCATCTACCAAATCCCAATCATCTAAGTTTTCTTCCTCTCCAAACTCGTCAAGAAGTTCAAACATCTTGTCATCATCAAAAGACGCTTCCTTAGACAATTTAACGCCTGTTTCTTCCTCTCTAGCCTCGTCGGTGATGGCATTATCCGTTTCGATAAATTCAAGCGGTTGTGAGGTCTTAAAATACAGTTTTAAACTAATACCGTTAACCGATAGTATTTGGTCAATAGAATCAATGATTAAATCTTGGTATGGTTTAATAGTAACATTTTGAAAAAGCAAAGATGCTGTTTTAATTTCGTCAGCATTATTTCCTAGCCCATTGTTCCCTGTTCTAATACCTAAAAGCAAAGGAGAAGTAATACGGTGGGCAACCATTAACTTGTTAGAACATTCATTGCTTAAATATTCATAGTGTGCAGGTGCATCGTTTAAAGGAATATCATCTACGGTTGTTTTGCTTTCGGCATTGTTGTTAAAAGCAATGATTACCTTTTCTCCACGTGAACCAGTTAGCTTATGCATTACATCATTCTTGATTTGCATTTGCTTTTCTCTATCAGGCACACCGTTATTAAAGTTGACTACCTTAGTTCCACTAAAGCCGTTTTGTACATCGTTTATAAGATAATCAGATACTTCATTCTCTAGTTCAGCGTATGCTAGTCCACCTTGATAATCCACAGGACAATAGTAGTCATATCCTGAAACATATTTCTTTATAATTTCTATTTCAGGTTCTTTACCATTACCAAATCCAAAGGATGCAATTCTTTTAGGCTTGTCAGTAGGTTTTAATTTTCCCCAATCGTGGAAATAATAGTATGCTTCAATTTCTCCTTCTTCATTACATTTTTCGGCACGTAGTGTTTGACGTGGAAAGTGTTCCGCTCTTACTACTCTACCATCTTTATATAATACTTGAAATGATGCTTCGCCTAGTAGTTTTAAATCTAACGCAACTTTCTTTAAGCATTTATCGTGGAATATAGAACGCAATGCAGCGTACTCATCAGTCTTTGTGCTGCTATCTAAGGCATCTAATCCTTTTCCGTAAATCATACCACTTACACCATTAATAATAGCGTTGTTTGTAGTTGAGTTTGTGTAAAGGTCTATAAGGTATTGATAATAGTTATTATCTTGACCGTAATTTACCCAATCTTTCTTTTTGTCCTCTGAAATTTGTGGACGATTGTAAGTAGATAGGTTTATTACGTGAACCCCTCCTTTTGTGTTATTATTTCTTGCCATTATAGGAATATAAATTCGTTTTCTTCACTTTGTACCGTATATTCTTCATTGTTTACGCTATATGATGAAATAGTTTGATTTGTACAGAATATTTTATCTCTAAATATTAATTCACTTCCTGCTTTTATTTCAAGGGTGTACATTGTGTCCTCTACTAAAGTAAAAGTGTTTGTATATTGATAATAATATTCAACTTCTGCAAAAGTTGTAGCGGTGCTACTAAATACTTCTGTATTGGTTGATTCGTTTTTTATTTTGATAGTGTACGTTGTTCCACTCACGTATGAACGTGGAATAAAACTAAATGTTTGGTCGCTATCTGATGTTTGAAGTACAATCATATATATACAATAAATCTTTATGATTTTTGTTAAATATAAAGCAAAAAAAAAGAGCAAACCAGCTATAACTGAATTTGCCCTTTAGTGATAAAATTTCTGAGGTCTTATCACTTCAAAAGTAATATTTATTTTTGATATACCAAACATTTTTACAAAAAAAAAGAGGGCAATAAAGCCCCCTCTTTAACACAAACAGATTTGTTTAAGCGTTTGTTCCTTCTGTAACCGTTACAGTAGCACTTGTCATACCTGCGTATGGGTCTGCTGCCGTTGGACTAGCTACAAAGTTAGCTGGTTTCAATTCTTGGGCATTAAATGTCAAAGTATATCCTGACAAATCTCCCATTGCTGCTCCAGTAGCTATGCTTCCTCCTGTTACCTCTGCACCGTGTTCTAATCCCATAACGAATACATTTCCGTTATAGTCCTCAACCGCTACGTGTGGTCTTCCATAAGCAAGAAGTTTAATCTCCTTGTTATCTTCTTTAGACAATTTTTTAAATGTAATATTTAAAGTTTGGTCAAAGAAAGTAGTTCCGTTTTCACGGCTAGAAGTTACAGCTTGTTCAAAGCTGCTATTTCCCTTTAGTTCATATTTGTATGCAGTAAAAGTTCCTGACATATCAGTAATCTCATCGTCCGTTTGAGTTACAGTTCCGAAATCTCCGAAATCTGTAAAATAAACAGCACGTAGACCACCTACAACGTCTTTGCAAGGTTCTTTTCTACCTCTAGTTAAATCACAAGCCATATTGTTTTGTATTAAAAAAGGGTAGGCAGATATAAAACCACCTACCCTCTTTGATTATTAATTATTGAGTCTTAGTTGGCAGAGTTTGTAATCCCGTAGGTAACAATATCTTCTGCAATTCCGTACTGTACTCCTGCGGTAAATCGCATTACTACACGTACATTGTCAGAACCATCAAGGTCAGACATATCTAAAACTTTCACTTCGTTGTGGTCAGCTAGTAATCCAGTTCCAAAGAAGATGTTGCTTTTTTCAGCTGCGATAGCTGTGTTATCTCCAAGTCCGTTAGCAACAAACAATTTAACACCATCAAAAGAAAGTGAACCGTTGTTCCACCATTGAGTTCCCATTGAGTTTGTACCTGCATTTGAAGTCGCAGCCACAGAAAATCCACCCAAAGCACGCACGTATGCACGAGCAATGTTTTGAGAAACGTAAACATTTAAGTCTTCGCTTCCGTAAAGAGCAGAAGGGATAGCATCAACGATTTTTCCTAGTTCAGTAATTACATTAGATGATGTAACGGTTGCTCCTGCAACTTCTTGTGCTGCTGGTAAAGCTGCATCCGCTGCAATCAAAGTAGAGATTCCATCAAACTGTCCGTTAGTTGAAGTATCCCCAGTCCAAATAGAGTTTTCTGTTCTTTGAGCAACTTTAGCCGCAACGTGTGCAATTAAGAAGTCAGAGAAAGAACTTGGTAAATCGTGGTGTGCAGAATATCCCATTGAGATAGCTTCCCAATCAGATACAAAGTCTTTCTTACATAATTGTAAGTTCACTTGCTGAAATTCTGGTTGTAGAACTCTTTCAGTAAGTGTAATTGTAGAAGTTGCATCAAAATCACAAGAAGCATCTTTTACTAAATCATTAGTAGATACTTTCTTAATTACTTCTTTGAACTTTACGTTTGGTTTTACAGTAATTCCACCGTTCTCGATAGTAGAACCACTTAATAATGCAGCAGCAATATATTTTCCTGCAAATTCCCCATTATATGTAGGGGAGGTAATAGTAACAGTTGTAGCCATTTTTGTTTATTTATTAAATTTATTCAATTTTGAGAGAACTCTATCAAATGTAGTTGTTCCCTGTTTTTGTGAGTAAAGG